ACGAAGACCACGACCCACGATCTCGTTGACTGCGGTCAGACGCTGTGTGGCAACATCGACAATAGTGCCGTCGAGAGCCAGCCATTCGTCCTTGCGCAGAACATCGTTGGTGCGGAGTGCATTCACATTGAAGCCAGACTGAAGCAGCCGAGTTGCCGTGTCACCACGAGCTACCACATTGCCGCCACTGGCTCCGATGGAATCAATTGAAGCTTGACCTTTCATAAAGTTTCTCCATCTTTCCTTTAGTTGACGAAATACCGGTAGCTTACAGTACAGCTACGCGAACACGTGCCGCAGCACCAGAAGCCGTGACAGCCTCGAGAGCAATGGCCACCGGGTCACCGGTAGTCACAGGCTTCAGAGTACCATCAGCAGCAGACTCCAGAGCCCCTGCAACGGTGGTGGTGACGCCGTCGGCGATCAGAGCGTAGACTTCAGAGCCCGGATACATGACGGAGTAAATGCAGTTGTCACTTGCAGCATAAGCATCATCGATGCCCTTGCCGACAACTTCATTTTCTTTGGCGAAGGCCTTCTGGACGCCACCAGTTGCTGCAGCGGTGCCCATGACCTCAATGTTACCATCCGAACGAAGACGAACCAGGTGACCGGGAGTGATCGCAGCATTCGCGACCGCTTCCTTCTGGATTCCCGTACCCCGCAGGATGATAGTTGAAGAAGCAGATTTTGCCATGTTACTTTCCTCGACTAGTTAATAGAAGTGGGTTGATTAACCCTTAGCTGGCTTCACGCGCTTTCAGCGGGAAGACCTGTGCCGGGGCCGGAACTGCTTCGTCATCGCCCGCATTGGAGCGAACAATAGGAGCAGCGCCTTCGTACGTCGGAACATCCGCAAGAGCCGACAGGCGCTCGAGATTGTCCAGACTCATCGCTTCCAGCTCGTCCTTCGTAAAGGCGTTGCGGGAATTGTCCAGTAAGCCCTTGACCAACTCGTGCTTGCGCTCGCGCTGCATCTTCAGACCTGACTGCAGAACTTCCTGGAGTTCACCAGGAGCCTGTGCGATGTACTCTTCGGCGGTAGAGGCGTGAGTAGCAGGAGCCGGAGTAGCTGTCTGACCACCATCGTCACTTTCGCCAGAATCATCGGTAACTGCTGATCCAGCAGCACCGTCACTGTCTTCGCCAGAAGTACCATCGGACTCGATAGTAATCTGCTTGTTGATCTTGTCCAGCTGCTCCTCAGACAGGCCTTCCAGGAATTCCCGGTCGTCCTCTGTCCAAGGTGTGGATGCGTTAGAAATGAGCTCGTTCACGTTCATATCATCTTCCTCACCTAGTTTGACTTCAACAAAGTCCGTTACCGGACGAACTTCTGTTAGCTCGCTACCCAGTTGGACGGTTTCATCGGACTGTATCTCGTAAGAACGGCGCAACAGTTTCCCGAAGCCCCTTTCATATACGAAGTCCCCTTCGAAGACAGCTATCACAGCAGTGAAAGTGTCTGGGTTCTCCACGGCCAGTGCAGCATCAAGAGCCCTTCGCACATCCATATCACTTTGGGTGCCGAAGATATTCAGCATGGACTGAAGAGCCCGCGCCGACTTGCCTGCCAGCTTCTCTAAAAAACTCCCTGAGGGGTCTACCTCGTCTTGATTGGAGGAGGGGGACGAGTCGCCCTCGGGAGAAGATGCACGTGAACAGGATTCGCACGTGCCGCCGCAACTACATGAGGAGCCGGCATTGAGACGAGGAGCGCCACACCCATCCTCAACAGAACAGGCGCCCTTCGTACCAGGAGACAGTATTGCAAGATGATCTGGAACTACATCAGTCCAGACCCCATTGAACTTTTCACCGTTGAAACGGCCATCTTTGCTTTCGATGGTCGCAAACAAGCCTGTGGAAACCTCGATAGGCTCTGAAGCGTTCTGAAGGATTTCGACAATTTCCTGAACCTCTTCGGACTTCTCTTCCAGATCATCCAGTCCAATCCAGGCTTCAGTCTTCAGTTTGTCACCGTCCAGTGTAGTATTGAATAGCACCCCGAATGCATTGTCTTCAAGAACACCCGGAGAATTGGCACTAACAGGAGAGCCATTAATAAGAGGATGACCCATTGTTACGGGACGTCCATTCCAGCCTTGAGGATACTTGCCAAATTCCTCAGCAAGAGCAAGCTCGGGAGTTTCGGCTGTCATGCCTTGTATGACTCCCTCAACCAGAGCAACGACGGGAACCACCAGATGATCCTGGTTATTGAACTTTTCAGTACGGATCGCATCTTTGTCTGCATCGACCTGTACACTGAATGTCACGTAACGTTGTGTCATACTCTTGTCCTCTATTGGTAGCATACTAGTACCATATACTAATATTATAAAGTAGTCAGATTCAAAAATCAACGGGTCCTAATAAGAAAATTTTATGTCCTCTTTAGGTGGGCCGCATTCTAGTGGGTTGGTGGAAAGTGAATGAACCTGGTTAAAATCTGGTCGCGAAACCAGGCCACCGCTTTCTCTGGATGCTCATTGAATACCAGGGCATCCGTGTAATCCATCTCCACTGACATGAATCCTCCGTGAATTGCTTGTCCTACATGAACGTACTGAGTATCGGGACCACCTATACAACCTCGCAAGATCATCAGTTAGTCTCCTCCTCACGACGCTCATCAGTCTCTTCCTCGTCATCGGAGCCATCCATCTCAGCTCCACCTTCGTTCTCGTTCTCGTTTTCATCCTCGGGCTGCTCTGGGATTGTCTCTGGATCCAAGCCCATAATCTCACGAGCCTCTCCAATACTCACGATTACAGAGCCCTGCATTTCCTGACGACTGAAGTTGACTGCTGCACGAGCCTTATTAGCTTCGCGTTGAGCCGTCTCCAGCGGTGACATGTAAAAGTTCTCACCCCACTTCATCTTCAGCATGTCGGCTTCTGGCAATATTCCAGCATTGGTCAGTATGTTTAGAAGCGGGATGAGAACACTCGGGGCAGCAAAGTTAATCTGTCGCTCCGAGATTCGATCGGCCCAGTTAGCACGATCCTGCTCTGACGCAAGTTGTCCTGCTTCAGCACCCAAAAGGATACGTTGCGGGATACCTGTAGCGCCTGCTAAAAGGGAAATAAGCATCTTGAACACTCCTGTGGGATCAGGTGTATCGGATCCTAAAGTGTTCAGTGTTACACCACGAGTACGGATAAACCTGCGTAGCTGGTGCTGGTATTCCTCAATCTCGTCATTCAGTGCTGCAGCATCGTCAGTGGAGAGGTCCATCTCCTTATCGACATCAGCCTGCATACCTCTATTGGCAGTAAGCCAGTAGGTCTCAGCAGAGCCACCAGCAACCTTTGCAAGATCATCAAGGAGGTTATAGACACGCTCCAGTCGAGGACGTCCGACTACTTCATTTTCCATTGGATTCTCGACAATGTGTAGGATACGTGTATAGTGTACCGTGAGCTCCTTGGTAGCTGTAGATGCAATAGTACCCTTGGTGATGTTCATACGTTGTGGATCACCGACGCTGATGTTGTACTCTACAGGCAATCCATAACGTGGGTTCTTAGGATCCTCTTCGAACTTGTTAATTGTCGCCGTATCTTCAGCTAAGGGTTTCATATATAGGACTTTACGATTGGCGTTAGAACGCACTGGCAACCCAACATCGGAAGAGTCGTCGAAGCCTATCATGATTAGTGCATACTGCCCCAACCCAGCTAATTTGTCCCCTCGCTCCAGATAGTGCCAGAGATTAGGAAAACTAGCAAGAAAGGCTGCCCACCGATCATCAAAACCTGAATTACTCTCATCAGTAATCGTGGGAGGTTCACGCCATGTGGAAGCTGCGGGAGCATCAATGATACGTCCAGCTACATCCTGACGTGCGTATTTGGACAGATAGTCTATAAATTTCAGGTCTTTCTTGTACCCGTACACTTCGTACAGGTCACGAGAGCCTCCGAATTGCAGACCGAGCCTTGAGGCAAGATTGAACCTCTCCATAAGAGCTGACATTGTCCTTAAAGCGATGTTACCTTCACTCATGATTAATTCCCCTTAACTACGGCCCCACATGACGCCGGTAATTATACGTTGATCCGCACTCTTTGCTGATGGTTGACTGCCCCTGCCCCATATGACTCCTCCAAACCTCGCACGCTCCAAACGATCGTATGCTAAGGAAGCTGCTGTAACCTGGTCATCATGGTCTCCATCTGGGAATACATCAATCTCGTCGACCATTATGGGGTTCCAATCACTCCGTAACATGTCAATCTTTCCTGCTTCACAAGCTGCTAGGAAAGGCTGTGCACGAGCTTCCAAGGGACCCGTAGGCTTTAATCCCTTAACACTAAACTCGGGCAGTACGTTCCTGGAATAGTGATCAATGACGATCTTACCTGAGGATCCGGGTTCCTGCTCAATCCATATAGCGCATTCAGGTCCATCTTTCTCAGCAACACGCTTAACATGCTCTTCCGTCTTAGCAGGAGATTTCTGGAATCTTACATTGTCCAGGATGACGACTCTACGTCCAATAATGGAGTCATACACTCCCATCTTAATACCTGTTGTCCAGTCACCCGAAGACTCAGAAGCCGCAAAGTCCCAAGCACGTACGACTTTGATAAGTCTTGCTGGAGCAATGTCGATAAGATGAAGTCCTCCAGCAATCTCCGACTCCGACATGGACTTGAGAGGATTCTGCTGGTACATGGCTTCAAACCAGTAAGTACCCAGCAGTTCCTTAATTTGGTTGAGCTCTTCCAGGGAGTATCTTTCGGGCCATAAGGCCTCTCCTGGCTGACGTCCGAGAATATCATTCTCTCCGGCAATTGCGGGCAGTTTAAACTCTTCCCACACTCCGGGATGTTCTTTGAGGAGACGACCAATAATATCATCAACATGCCAACGAGTAGCCAATATAATAACGCTAGCCCCTGGCTCCAGGCGCGTGAATGCCGTTGTAACCAACCAATCATAGTCTTTTTCACGCTGGGCTTCAGATAACGCGGTCTCAGAGTTCTTAATATAGTCATCGACCAGAAGTAAATGAGCCCCACGACCTGTAATAGCGCCACCAAGCCCC